ACTACCTCTCCCATAGCTGTTGCTACTAATATTTCTCCACTAGGAGTACCATCTGCTTTTGGTAATAATATAATTAAAGACTCTCCAATCTCATTAACTGTAATTGTAAAATCTGTACCACGAATTGAAACATTAGCACTTGGAGTTGATATAGCTATGTTTTCTTTGTTTATATTATTTAACTTGCCAGTAATAAACCTTGCAGTTCCACTAGCAAATTCTAGAGCCATCTTAGATTTAGATGGGTCAGGGTCATAGATAAATTCATCTATAACTAATTGTGAATGT